GCCAGACCGTGGTATCCGGTGTCTGGTCGATGATTGAACATCATGTGGGGATTGCACCCACCCCGCCGGTGACAGATGCCCGTATCAAGGGGTCGCGTGGTGGGGTGTTTGACACGACTAGAACAGCCATGTAAATTAACCATCACGCGAGAACAGCATCTCAAGCGTAAGGGCATTCCCCCGCCCGCGTCAAGCCCCCGTTCAGGGGGTTTGTCGTTTCTGGGGTCTAATGCGCTTAACGGCTTTAAGGTAAACGCGCCAAGCGCCAGTAGCCGCCTTGAAAGCCTTTATCCGGGCTTCGCTCCAGTCAGTCGCAGGCCATGCCTTGAATACAGCCCACGCCTTGTCGTAAGCAATTTTGGCGGCTTCTGGGCTGACCATAGGGGTCAGCCGGGGGTAGGCGTAGAATCGGCTGTAATCGGCGGGGTGACGGCTTCTAGCGCCTTCCATTGCCATACGCGCATGGCAGGTAGTTTCCCTGCCTTGACCCACCGTGAGACAGCCGGACGGCTAACCCCAAGTTTACGGGCGAGGGCGGCTTTGCTACCTGCGACTGCGAGGGCGGCTTGGATATCCATGAAGCGGTAAGTTAACGGGCGTGAAAAATATTTCAAGGGGGGTGTTGACATCCCCGTAACCTGTGTTAACCTATCCCTGTCGAGTCAATCCACAGATAGGAGCAACGACATGAACACCACCCGCACCGAAATCAACGGCCTCACCATCGTCGCGTTTCCCGAGGTTGTTCACACCAACACTACCGTCCGCCACGACAACGGCTGCATCGGCAAAACGCAGCGCATCGAAACCTACGACGGCGACACGCTGCTGCGCGTTGAGCGCGTCGAGTTCTGGTACACGGCAGGTCGCCTGACCCATGTGGACATTCGCCCCGCCGCCGCCTAACCCCACTCCGGCGGGGGACTTCAACCCCGCCATCTTCTAGGAGCAACAGATATGCGACCCATCCCAAAACACCTGCCCCCCGCAATCCGCTGGGCAATCGCAGCAGGTGAATCTCGAGCAGCACGCGACCTTGCGATGAAGCACGCAAGAGCGCACGCAGACATCCGTGCAGCGTTTGTTATTTGCGCTAGAACCAACCAACGGCTGATGTTCCAAGCCCTACAGATGGCGAGGGCAACAGTATGAAAACCGTTGGCCTGTACTTGTTTTCGTTTGCCATGTTTGCCGCCCTCGCGTGGCTTGCTGTGAGGACTTTCTGATGGACGACTGGCAACAGCAACGCGAGTGCGAGGAACGCCGGTACTACACCGAACCCGTCATCCTCACTTGGACGCAGGCAGACATCGACCGCCACAACGAATTGCGCCGCGAACTTAAACAAATGATTGAGGAAAGCAAATGTCAGACCTTCTAAAAATTAATGTAAACGACCACATCGAAAAAAAAGGCAACCTGTCTTATTTGTCGTGGGCGTGGGCGTGGGCTGAAGTGCTGAAACTCGACCCCGGCGCGTGGTGGAACGCGCACGAATGGGCCGACCGCCCTGCGATGTTCCTGCCGGACGGCACCGCTATGGTCAAGGTGTCGGTCGAGGTGAAGGGTGACACCAAGACTTGCGTCCTGCCGGTGATGGACAACCGGAACCGGGCAATCGTCAACCCCGATGCGTTTGCCGTGAATAGCGCCATCATGCGTTGTCTTACAAAGGCCATCGCCATGCACGGGCTTGGGCTTTACATCTATGCAGGCGAGGACTTGCCAGAGTCGGAGAAGGTCGAGCCTAACCCCGAGGTGTTGGCGCAGATTGCGTCTGTGACTGACGCGGCTGCGCTTGTTACCTTGTTCAAATCACTTGACCCCGCCATCCGCGCAGCGCACATGGATGCGTTCAGCGCACGCAAGAAGGAACTAGCCTAATGGAACAGCGTACAGACGACTGGTTTGCGGCAAGGCTTGGCAAGGTCACAGCCTCCCGCGTTGCGGATGTCATTGCCAAGACCAAGACCGGCTATGGCGCAGGTCGCGCTAATTATATGGCTGACCTTGTGGTGGAGCGGCTGACCGGGCAGAAGGCATCCTCGTTTAGTAATGCCGCGATGGAATGGGGGACAGAGCAGGAGCCGAACGCCAAAGCCGCTTACGCCGCCAAGACCGGGATACTGGTCGAGGATGTCGGCTTCATTGACCATCCGACTGTTGCAATGTCTGGTGCCAGCCCTGACGGGTTGGCCGAGGAGGGTTTGGTAGAAATCAAATGCCCGAACACGGCTACCCATCTGGAATACATCTTCGACGGCAAACCGCCGCAGAAGTATGTGACGCAGATGCAATGGCAAATGGCGTGTGCCGGTAAGCCGTGGTGCGATTTCGTGTCCTACGACCCGCGCCTGCCCGAGCGGCTGCAACTGTTAGTCGTGCGCGTTCTGCGTGATGACGACTACATCAAGATGCTTGAGCAGGAGGTAAATACTTTCCTGCAAGAGTTGGACGACAAACTCAACAAACTGGAAAAGGTGACCCTGTGAACAAGCAGTATGACAACAACAACCGTGGCGTTTTGTTCAAGAACGAAAAGCGCGGCAATGAGAAGGCTCCCGACTACCGTGGCTCTGCCGTCATCGACAACATTGACTTAAACATCAGCGCGTGGATTAAACGCAGCAGTAAGACCGGCGATGCTTTTATGTCGCTCAAGTTTGAGCCGAAGCAGGCTGCGCGTCCCAAGACAATGGCAGAGCAGAATCCCGAGAAGTTCAACGACGATGAGGATTTGCCGTTTTGAAAATCTTCATCGGATACGATAGCCGCGAGGACATCGCGTTCGAGGTCGCACGCGCCTCCATCCTTGAGCACATGGAGGCAGAGGTTGTTGCACTTCGACTGGATGACCTGCGGGAAATGGGGATGTATTGGCGCGAACCAGACCCGTTTTCATCCACGGAGTTTAGTTTTAGCCGGTTCCTTGTGCCTGCGCTCTGCAACTTTAGGGGCAATGCCTTGTTCATGGACTGTGACTTTCTAGTGCGGCACAGCCTGAAACCGTTGCTCGACTTCAACAATCCTGATGTTGCAGTGTGGTGTGTCCAGCACGACTACAAACCCACATCCCTGACAAAGATGGACGGGCAGGTACAGCGCCAATACCCGCGCAAAAACTGGTCATCGTTTATGTGGTTCAATTGCAGCCATCCGTCAATGGGTGGGCTGACACCCGAAATCGTGAACAGCGAAACCGGGATGTACCTGCATCGGTTCATGTGGGTGAATGACCGGCACATTGGTGCGTTGCCGCCGACTTTTAATTACCTTGAGGGCTGGCACACACGGGCGCAGGTTCCTGACCCGACCTGCGTGCATTTCACCGAGGGTGGCCCGTGGTTCGATGAATACCAGAATGTCGAATACGCCTACGAATGGAAGCAATGGGCTGGACGGGTGAGGGCATCCGAGCGATGAAACGCATCTTTCCGCGAGGCACTAGACCGGACGCTATGGCATCTGTCGTAACGCGGATGGTGTCTAACCTTGACCCGCTCAAAACATGGGCGGTCGAGGTTACGGAGTGGAAGAAGCCGCGCACGAACCAACAGAACAAGTTCCTGTGGGGCGTGGTGTACCCGTCCATCCTTGAGGGCGGTGGCGAGGCGTTGCGCGGATGGCAGCGCGACGACCTGCACGATTACTTTTTGGGCGAGTGTTTTGGATGGGAGACATTGGAAGGGTTTGGGCGTAAGCGCCTGCGACCGCTCAAGCGTTCCTCTGCGCTTACCAAACAAGAGTTCAGCGAATACCTGATGTTTCTTGAAACCAAGTGCCACGATATGAATATCGTGATACCGGAGCCTGCGTATGAACCTGCGTAAAGAAGCCCGAGGGCGAGGCTGCATGGTGCGTATCCCCGAGGTTTGCAACCACAACAGCGAGACAACCGTGCTGGCGCACTACCGGCTTGCCGGGGTATCTGGGATTGGCATGAAGTCGCCCGACATCCTTGGAGCATGGGCCTGTAGCGCGTGCCACGATGCCATCGACCGTCGAGCGCATACCGACCTTGACCGCGACTATGTGCGCCTGCTGCACCTTGAAGGTATGGCGCGAACCCTCGCACAACTCAACCGAGAGGGACTACTGTGACCTTTATGGTAGACACGCCGTACACCCCGGCGTACATCCGCAACGAATTCCTATATGACCACCAGACGGGCAGCGGGGAGTTTACCCCCTGCACTATCTTCGGGTTTCGCGCCGAACCTGCACGGGTACCCATGTTTAGCGTTATGGCGGCTTGTGGGGCGCAATGGGCGAGGGTGCCTATCCATGCCCTTGTCAGCAAGCCATGCCCTCTCCCTC